AGACTATTTTTTCTTATTCCTGTGCTTGTTTTGTGCTTGGTTAAATACATTGTGCTGTATCGTAGTGGGTCAATGCAATGGTTGAAGGCATCAACTGGGATACCTGCTTTTTTATCGTTCCAAATATAGTTAGATAATTCTTTTCGCAAATTGTGCGATGTTGGTGTTATCACTATTTTATAGTCTTGCATCTTGGTTATACCTGCGCTCACGCTTCCTGCGCCCTTCTCGCATGGTATTATATTCGTTCCTTTGCGTCTCAAATCGTCTATCAATCTAGGTTCAGCACTATCCGCAATGATTAACTCATTTGGCTTCGTGGCTTGTTTATTCGCCTCGAATATTTCGTTTGTACCCATGCCAACGGTAGAATAAAACTTTTCATCAGCGTAGATAATTTTTTTCTTTTCGTCAACCGCTACTTTGATTAATGTTGTCGGGTCCACACTAAATCCATAATCTTGACCGTAAACGTAGGGCAATGAATTATCAAACTCGCCAATTGTCCAATTCGTGAAGATTGCGCCTTGTCTGTTCGCACGTTCGCCACTTCCGTAAATTGTCCACCAATATTGGTTTGACTTTCTGCTTTCTATGTCCTCTATTTGTGACTGAGTTAAAAACGGATTGTCTTTATAAGTGGTCACCAATGGTGGATGCTTTTCAATGTATGGGTCTAACCAATGTTCTAAACCTAGTGCTGGGTTGTAATCGGCAATAATTCGGTATCGTGTACGTGGGAATAGTTGGTCAATCGTTTCCTGTGGGAACTGGTGCGCCTCGTTAATCCAAAGTATATCTCGGCTTCGACCATGTATCTTGTCGGGAGTATCAGCACCGTAGTAGCTTATTGTGTTGCCGTTAAGGTTATAAGTGTGGTCGCTTTTGTTATGGTTCAAAACATTGTAAAGATTTGTTTTAATCAATACGTCCATAAAATCCTTCCATGCTGTGGCTTTTAATGCTGTGAATGTATCACGCACAATATCAATCTCAAAGCCGCTGTAATTCTCGCAAAGCCAAATTAAATAGTAAATAGTGGAGTACGTCTTCGCTGAGCGAGTGCCCCCTTGCAGCAAAGTTATCCTTTGCGTAGGCACTTTTTTTTTAAAAATAGAAAGTTCTTATTCGCTCTCATCAGTATCGTTTAACCACTCGGGTAAATTCTTTTTACTCACGCTCACGTCCATTGTCTGCTTTGATTTGCCATACGCTCTATCTAATAGCACCTCTGCCGCTCTCACATCGCCTTTACTAGCTTTCGCCCGTAACGCCTTTAAAATAGCCTCGCCTGCCGTTATGCCGTCTTTTTCTTCGCCCAATACTTTAGAAAGTAAAGCATCCAACTCGGGGAGTTTATGTGGCGCACCTTTTAAATTCCTGCGCTCATCTTGCCCTTTTTTAAAGGGTTTAAGGTTTTCTCTATTTGGGTTCTTGTTCACAGCTAAATCACAGTTAATTAACAAATTCTTGCTTACAATCCACCCCGTTGCGTTTAACGCTCAATGTCGGGTCAAGTTTAATCATTCGCTTTACTATTACATCAGCATATTTCGGGTCTAATTCCATTCCGTAACACTTGCGTTTAAGTTGGTGTGAAGCTACCATTGTTGAACCCGAACCCAAAAATAAATCTAAAATATTATCACCTGCTTTGTAATTTGTAAATGACCATTCTACCAATGCAATGGGTTTTTGTGTTGGATGAACCCTTTTTTCACCCATCTCACTTCCTTTTATCATTCCGTGCCATTGATGTCTAAATACATCTACTTTAACTCCTTTATTTACAAAAGCTAATTCTGCACCACTAAAAGTGTCTCCTTCTCTTTGCTTATCCCAAACTAACCAACCAAATCCATTAGGCAAACAAGATGAATAATAATTTGCTCCCCAAAATATCATTGTTGCATCGCTAAATAAAGATTGACACAAATTAAAAGCATCTATTGCAACTGTTACATCATTATCACCTAATATCTCACCAAAATCATTTTCTTTAGCATTACCTTTTATTCCTTTACCACTATGCGAAATTCCATAAGGTGGGTCTGTAAATACTAATTCAGCCTTTTGCCCGTTCATTAGCTTTGCTACTTGGTCGCTATCCGTACTATCCCCACAAAGCAAACGATGCTCCCCTATTTCGTAAAGGTCACCTAAAACCGTTATTGGGTTAATCGGTGGTTCTTCATCAAAGTCATCTTCAACCGCTTCAAGTTCTTCAACTGCAAAGTCAGGCACATCCAATCCCCAAGCATCTAACTGCTCAACATCCCATCGGTTTGCTAGTTGTTCCCAATCCCATTCTCCACCGCTAACATTATCTTTGATTATAAACTCCCGTTGCTGTTCTTCGGTTAGGTCATCTGCTTTGATAATATGCACCTTTTTTAACCCTGCTTCTTTACAAGCCTTTAGCCTCATATTGCCACCGAGTACAATCATGTCCGAGTTAACTACAATCGGACGTATTTCGAGCATCTTTGGAAAGTCTTTAATTGACTGCACCAACTTGGCGAATTTATCGTCCTTAATTATTCTAGGGTTGTTCGGGTTTGGTTTAACCTCTGATATACTTACTTGCTCGGTTTTCATAGTGTTTATTTTTTATCTATCTGTTCTAACTTCCTTTGAGCATACTCAATCCCAACACGCCCTCCCCAGGCGTCTACCATCAAACCTCCGCAACCTTCCTCATAAGGGACATCCTCATATTGCAAGTGCCTTGCAAAACTTGCCATTCGTGCTATTGTTTCTCGGCTAATTGGTTCACGTTTTGCTAGTTGATTTGCCCTTGCCCATCCAACTGGCGTTCCGCATCCTTTCGGGTTTCCACTTTCATCTCTATACTTCAATGCACGTTTAGCGTTCTCGGTTGCGGCTTTCGGGTAGTCGGTGTACGTTTCAGCGTTTAAGATTTCTTTTTGCGCTTTCAAGTCATTAGCATGGCTGTATAAACAAAGTCGATATCTTTGCGCTTCGTCTTTGTATTCGCTGACCATAACATCATCACTCATGCAACGCTGGATGAATTCATCCTTAGTTTCGTTGCTACTTGGCTTAGGGATTGGCATGGGTCAAAAATAGTAATTAATTTTATTTCTGTTAGCTTAATCATTCATTAACCGCAAAAGTGCGGTCTATTGCACATTATTTCATTCCTCTTCGGGTTCGGATATTTCTTCTTGTTCTAACTCACTAATAAAATCCATCTCATAAACCTGTATAAGTTTAACGCCATCTTCGATTTCATCAAAGGTCAATAGTTGTGGAAGTTTCAAATCACGTATTTTCCTAAGCGCATCTTTGTACGTTGGTGCATAAACCACAATGTTAGTGCCTTCAAAGTTTTTATAATCTAATACTTGAAACGTCCATTGATATAGCTGGTCCATGTTATAAAACTTTGCCGTCAATAATAGATTTGTTGTACACTTCAAACTCGCCACCCTTTAATACTTTAATAACCGCAAATCCTAAATTCCATTCATTCAAAGTTAAGTAGTCTGGGTTCAATTCGCAAAGGCATCCAATCACAAACGTTCCATGTACTTTTCCGCTAATGTTTGTTTTCAACATAGTTTGAGTTTTGTGCTTATCTCCGCAGATGGTGCTTTCTCCCGAACGTAGCCACAAAGTCCGAGCCGCATTAATACCTCCGCTCCCTTTGTACTCATTGCCATGTATGGCGTAAAGTTTGCCAATCTTCATTACTTGGTTGTTCGCTATCCAAGTAATCCCACGCTCACCAAGTCGCAGTATTGTTTGAAGCCTAAACTCCTGCATGTCTAATATTACTGGTGCTTTCACCCTTAGGTATCGCTCCCATCTTAATTCATGATTGCCCTCCTTATAGAATATTTTTGCAAGTGGGAAGGTCTTTTGTAGTATGTCTAAAAAGTTTCTGCATATCTCAAACTCATAAGCCAAGTCACGCTTCTTCGGGTCTTGTTCGTGGAAACTAGCTTTGTGCATATCCATAATATCCCCGAGTAAAAGAATGGTGTTGATGTTTTCTTTTTTGCCGTAGTCAAGTGCGAGAGTTAGTGCTTTGTTATTTTGGTAGGGCAAATGCACATCAGATAGAACTAGAATATTATTGTTAGCGATTGGCATCTTATAAATGACGCTTGGCTTCTCCTCGCTTTCGGGTAGTCCGTATGGATTTTCTCTACTAAAATCACTTTCCATTACCAAGTTTGTTGCAGTAGGTTTTCGGGTTTTCTTACCACCTGCTCCAGTGTAGTGTCTAATAACGGTTCTTGCGTGTTCGGCATCATTAAACACTAAAGGATTTTCATTAAACATTTTCTCGGCTAAAGTATTCTTACTACTATTTGGAAACTTCTCAATATACTTCATTGCGATTAATCCTAGTTGTGTTGGCTTTGCCATTGGCTGGTTTATTTAATTGTGGCGAAATTACCGTAATTAATTGTCATAATGCTTTATTTACGTATGCTTTAAATCCTAAATCATTTAACTGCTTTAGTCGGTACTCCTGTAAAGGTTTCAATGTGTCGGTCTTTTCTTTGCACTCAATAAAGATAGCTTCACCGTCTTTCAAACATAATAAATCTGGGATGCCGTTCTTTGATGTCCTAATTAAATTAATCACAAAGTAACCTTTTGCCTCCATTTCTTTTATGACTTTGGTTTGGTGTTTAGACATATATAAAAGGTAACTTTCTTTTAGTTCTGCCATTTATGTAATGATTAAAAGAATTATAAGTCATTCCTATACTTTCAGCAGCTTGTTTTGCAGTATCGTAAAATATACCAGTTTCTAAATTTAGAATTGTTTTCGCAAAAGAATTGCCTCCTAACTTTTGACTTTTAGATATTGAATATTTATGGCTTTCGCTCAATCTTAATCCCTTTCTTGATTTTGCTGATTTTTCTATTGCTTCTTTACTTCTTTTTAAACCAGTTTGCGCTATTGATAAAGATTTTTTATGGCTTTCGCTTAATTTTTTTCCTTTTAATGAATTTGATATTTTTAAATTTCTTTCTTCAATGTTTAACCAGTTGCTTGGTCTACCTTTTTTTGAGTTTGATATAAGAAGTTTTGTTTCATTACTTAAATAACCGCTTTTTTCATTTGTTTTAGTAAGTACACAATTAAGACCATTATTTAAAACACCGTAAAAGTCTTGCCAATATCTTTCTTTTTTATTCAATTCTCTAATATTACAAATCTCTAAAACTTCAAATAAATGATTATCGTAACCATATTTTTTTATGGATGCGTGTAATAGTTTTTGACTTTTACTAGGATTTTTGTATTGATTGAACCTCTTAAGTATATTTATACTTTGACCTATATAGACAAGGTCATTTGGGCTTGTAATTTTATATATTCCAATCATAATAAAAAAAGCCCTTTGGGAGTTGCGTTCCTACTCGGGCAAAATTTTTTTATGTTTTCAATACGCAACTATTGATTTACGAATATAAGTCTTTTTTAAATGTTTGCAAAGTATAATCTTTCTTTTTTATTACTGAATTATAGATTTTCCATTCTATCCCTTTAGATGCAAAAATCCAATATACATCTGTTCTTACCCTATCAATTGTGGTGCAGCGGTCACGGCTTTGCCAGTAACTAATCGCACTAAAGTCAATATTATAATAAACTAAAGCCTCCGCAGCAGACAAATTCACGCCTTCTCTGCCAGAAATTATTTGCAAAGCTATGGTTTTATTTGAATTATTGAACTCCTCGATGTTATCGGTAACGTCAAAGTGCTTCTTGATAGCGTCCAATTCAGCAATAAACTTGTAGAAAATAGCTATTTTTTTACCTGCAAACCTTTGTTTTATTGCCACTGCTTTGCTGTCGTCAAAGTCTATACGATTGCCCTCCTCAAACTTCACCGTTCCGCTATACATTTGATGTACTTTTTGCATTAGCTTCACCGAAGTATCAGCTAAAACAACTCCGCTTTTACCCTCAATAATCAAATCCTTACTTAGTCGGTCAATAATAGCATAGGTTGACGGCTTCATTTCTACGGTCATGAAGTGTTCGTTTATTTCGCTAACAAATCCTGCTTCTTTTTGCGTATAGGTTAACATTATAGGCTCGATGTACTTTATAACCTTTTCGTAGCTAACCACGCTGTAATCGTTTGATGTGCCGTATGAAGTGTATTTTAGTTTTATAGTGCCGAAGTCATTGTGCCACTTGTAAAAGTTCGCATAGTTTCTAAACGGTGAATAGTTGGAAACAAATAACTGATGGAAGATTTGAGCGTTGCTTTCTGGTAGTAGCGTTCCTGTCATTAAAATAGTGTGGCAACCGTTTGAGCATATTCGCTTCGCTTGTTTTGTTCTGATGCTAGGTTTCGGGAACGCTGCCAAACTATGGCTTTCGTCAAAGATTACTAGGTCGTAATTCGATTTATGTTTATGAAGTTGCTCGTAGTTAATTATTGTGATTGGATAGGTGTGACCTGCTGTGGCGTAGTCTTTCTGGATGCTGCTAATTGCTTTTAGTTTAGTGACAAATAAAACATTCGAGTAATTACTGCCTATTGATAGTGCGATGTGGCTCTTTCCTGTCCTCACTTCATAATTAAGTATCAACAAGCCTTTAGCCTTTAATATCTCACCACCTTTAGTAACGGCTTCGGATTGGTATTCTCTTAGTTGAAACATATTAAAAAGGTGCTTCGGTTAGTTTTAAATCAATAGAGAACCATCTGCCATTCATACCAGTACCTTCGTTGTAATCAAAGTCAACAAATCTTGCATAGCTTTCAAGCCACTTTTTAAACTTCTTATTTGTTAGCCATTTCTTATAATCTTGGTACTCGTTGGTGAAGTTTTCAAAAATTGTAGTTTTATTTAGACGCTCGTTGTGCGCTATAGCTCCGTCCTTTGTCCATTCGTAGAACTCAAATGAAGTTTCTTTGATGAACTTTCTAACCACTAGATTATTAAATTCATTTTGAACTAAGCCGTTCGTCAAATAATACTGCAAACAATTAACCATGTAGCTGTCAAACCTTGCCCATTCGCTTTCGCTCCAGTCATCAAATAGCAAATGACCGAAGTGGTCTAATGGTGTACGGTTTGCGCTAAAATAGCTACTCATCTCAATCTCAAACTTTCTACGCTCAAATGAACCCCCAACGCCACCAACGGTGTAATTAGTTGTGATTAATATTTTCGGACTTTTTTGGATGGGTAGTTTAATCGCATCCTGTCCTTTGTACTCCAAAGTGATACCCTCAGTAATTAAGCTAAAAAGACTTTCAAAACTGAAGTTCTTTTTTACATCGTCAAACACCAATAGCTGACAATCGGTTGAAACGGTTTGATAAGGGAATGACTTATTAAATTCAAATGTCTTGCCGTCAATCATGCTGACCTTTTTCATCTTGGCTATGGCGTTCCAAAATAAACCTTTGCCACTTCCACCATTCGGGTTCTCGCTAATGGTTTCATCATTAAAGATTATCGCTTTATTATTTGCTGAAGTCTTGAAAGTGTGAAGGAGATAACCAATCACTGACTTAAATGTGTTGTACTTTTGAATGTCTTTACCGCTAACTAACCAGATGAACTCACGGAATATAGCTGGGTGGTGGTCTGTTTCATTATACTCACGGTTTATTATTTGGTTCTTCCATACATAGTCATTTAACCTTACATAGTCTATTTGTTCTACTCCGTCCTTAGTTACTCTCAAAGCGCAGTTTGAATAGTAAATAAAGCATTCAGTTGGTGTATCTTCTTTTAGCTGAATGTCGGCTGACTTCAAAAAAGATAGATAGTTTGGTGTAAAAAATTGTGGATTTCCTGCAATGTAGTCATAAGGCTTCGCCCCTATTTTATCATTGCTCAATAAATAATCAAGTACAAAATCTTTGATTTTCTTTTCGTTGGTTTCTTCAATGAAGTTTTGTTCCTTACGGATAAAAGTGTAAGTGTTACCGTTAGCTGGATAGTACTTCATGAAGTTGTTTTGTTCTAGCCACCTTTTGAACTTTAAAGGACTTAATATTATTCGCCCTTTGTCGGTTATGTTCCAAAACTCATCTACCTCCATCGACCCCTTTACTCGTTCAATAGTTTCTAGGTCTTGCAGTTCTATGTTATCACGTTGGAGCGAGGCTTTGATTTGCTTTGGGTTCTTGCCACTTAGTATTTGCTTTTCAATATTCGACCTGACAATCGTATCTTCAAAGAACCTGGTGTTAAAGGTATTCTTACCACGTTTATAGGCTGAATTACAAACCTGCTCAATCTCATTACTATCAAAGTCGCTTTCTTCGTATTTCAATAGCTGTGATAGTGCTGTGTGCTTACTGATGCCAAAGTCATTAAAAGCCATTGCTAACTTAAACAAGTCATTGTTTCTGCTTCCGTTTTGTAGGCTGTACTTTTTATTGAACCATTTAAAAAGGTTATCTAGTATTTGACTTTCTGATGACATAGGAACAACAACATCAACGTGCTGTTTACCTATTTCGGTGTATTCCTCCAATTCAATAGCATCCCATTGTATAGCTTCGGTGTTGATGTATATTTCAGGGTCATAACTTTCAAAACAAAATCGGGATATATCTTTGCAAGACTTATCGAAGTTGGCACAATTAAAATGACTTTCTAAAGCATTAAAATATAGCGCAAAGTTTTCCGCATCCTTTGGTATTTTAACTAATGCTTTTACACCAAGTCCTGAAGGAGAAATAAAAGCAGCATAAACAAAAGGTTCATTGCTTAGTAGCTTCTTATATTCTACTGCTTCGGCTTCTGTTTTGAATTTATCAAAGTCAAGTATTAAGAAACCAGATGGTTCTATTAAGCCACTGACTGACCTTGTTGTGAATGTGCCGTTATAGCAAACACCTGATAAGGACTTCTTATCCTTTTCGTCTTTTGTTTTGCGATACTTTAGGACTTTGTCTTTGCTTTCGCCTTG